ACTTACAACAATTGGAAAGAACATAAAAACAAAGCCGCCTCTCTTCTTGATAAGTGGGGCTTGAACGCTGATACGATAGGTGGATTTGCTGAGGGATTGTGATGGCAGAAGAACAAGGCAGAATATCTCGCTTTCTTTCAGCGTTGGGTACGCCTTTTCGCCGCAAAGAATCTCCTACTCCAACCATGCCGTTGTGGACAAGCGGCATTCAAGAACCTGTCATGGCACAGGGTATTACCATTCCTGCGCTGTATGCCGTAAGCAATGAATCGCTGATTCTTCGTACAGTCCTTGCAAAGTTGCGCCAAGAAATGTTTCGTCGTGGCTACTATTGGGAAAAGAAGTTTGCACGCAAGTGTACGGTATGCGACGAAGAATATCAAAGCGAAGTTGAAAGTTGTGCAGAATGTGGCGGGTCGGTAAGAAAGCCCGACATTGATGAATTGACCTATCCCAAATGGCTTCTCAAGCAAGAGAACAGCATGGAGCAATCGTTCATCAATGTGATGAATGAAATTGAAAGCGACCTTAATATTGTGGACGACGCTTTCATGATTCTTGTTAAGGAGTATTTCATTGACCCACAAAGCAAAGAAGTGGCGTTTTACCGTGTGAAAGAAATCATGCGTGGTGACCCAATCTTCATGCGTATCGTTGCTGATAAGCGTGGTGTTCGTGGTGGGCGTTACAAAATCTGTCTCATCCACCGTGATGAAGTTAAAACGCACGCTGAGGATGATAAGTGTGAGCAGTGTGGAGCAGAATTGGAAGATGTTCACTATGTGAACATGGCTGGAAGTGGTAAAACGCAATACTTTGCTGAAGGTGAAGTGTTGCATGTGAGTAAATACAAACCATCCAAACTGTACGGTCGTTCTCCTGTTAATACAATGTGGCGACAAGCGATGACGCTTACGGCTATGGACAATTACATCTATACTGCCTATCAAAAGCGACGAATGCCAAAAGGTATCGTATCGGTCACCACTGACAATTTAGAGTCCATGAAATCCTTTTGGAAAGCCGTGGATGAAAAAATGGAGCGTGACCCTCACTATGTTCCCAAAGTTGGTATTGAATCGGCTACGGGTCGGGGTGGTGTAAACTGGATTAAATTCATGGACACGCTGGAAGAAATGCAGTACATTGCTGTGCGTGATGAAATCCGTAACCGCATTGCCGCTTTCTATGGTGTGTCGTCGGTATTCATGGTGGACAGCGGTAAATCGGGTGGGCTGAACAACGAAGGTATGCAGATTCTTGTGACCAACCGTGCTGTTGAGTTTGGACAAAAAGTGTACACTGAGGTGCTGTTCCCTCGCTTGCTTAAGCAGTTGAGCATCAACGATTGGAAACTCACGCTTTATCCCAACGAGGAAGAAGATGAAATTACACGCCTACGCCGTGATGAGCAAGAACTCAATGTGGCGCAACGCATGGCTCAACTGGGCTTTATGCCCGAACTCATTGAGGACACAGCGAATCGTGATATTCGTTTCACTTACAAACGGCCCGAACCTCAACCGCAACAAGCCGCACCTCCGGGTGGTGCGCCGCCAATGGGAGGAGGTATGCCGCCCGGTATGCCGCCGGGTATGCCTCCAATGCAAGGGGCTGGCCCACAAATGCCACCACAACTCGCACAACAAATCATGCCTCCTCCACAACCCGGCGGTCAAGGTATGGGGCTACGAAACCGAGGGCCAGCGGCACCTCAACGGCGGGGTAGTATGGGAAGTGGCGCACCATTTTCCAATGTTCAACAACGAGGCCCACCGCCTTCTATGCAACAAAACTTGAGCAATGCGCTACTTGATGCTCGTCGCCCTCGTGGGCAGTAACGCTCTTAAAGATGAATGACATGAGACACACATAAGCAGGGATTAACATGGACTTGTTGAAAATGCACCCAATGGCACGAAAAATGGAACAAGCGCAGAAGGCATTCATTACCGCTCTTGAAGATGGTGATGGTCAAATGGCTAAGCAACACCTCAGCGAAGTGCAAAAACTCAGCGACTTTTTGGCTGATGATTTGCACCAAGAAATCGCTAAGTCGGATGTCGTGACCCCACAGGGGCCACGAGACATTTTTGCTGGCGGTGTACCTGTGCTGAAGATGCAACCACAAGAAGCATCCAAACCTGCTATTGAGGGACAGCGACTCGGTTTCATGTCCTCTTCTCGTCACAACCCACAATACAAGCGAAGTGCAGGAAGTTACGGTCGTCGTCTTTGAGGTGATTAGATGAGCGAATCGTCCAACGCCGAGCAATTGATTGGTGTTCTCATCAACAAAATGGAGTCTATGGATTCCAACCTTATGCTCCTTAAGGCAGAAAACGATGCTCTCAAAAACCTCATCAACAATCCACAACGCCTTCTTCGTAAAATGGGACTTGTGAGTGTAACTACACCCTTTACTGATGATTTGCAAATTGACCCATTCCGTGGTGACATGGAACTTGACAACGGGGCGTTGCTCAAGAGCCAGCCCGGTTTTGGTACCATGAGCAACGAAGACATTCACGCCATGTCGTGGGAGGACATTCACGAAATGGCTAACACCGCAAAGGAGGCTACACAATGAAACCACGACCAGTTGAAAACCAATACTTGGCAAAAGCCATTGAACTTGAACAACGCCTTGACCGTTTGGAAAAAGCCGAATGTGATTGCGACGATGGGAAGTGTGATTGCAAAGACTGTCCAAAGTGTGGCTCCAAGATGAACAAGATGGGTGGCTGTATGAAGATGGGTTGCGGTGGTGGCAAAATGGATAGCCGTCAAACACAACTTCCCGATTTTGACCCCGCAATGAAAAAAGCCGAACCCGGATTCAAGCCCGAAAAAATCACGGACATCAATCCTTCTTTCCACGCTGAATCGGGTGGGCAAACCAAGAGTGGTTACTTTACCACCAACGGGCGCACCATTGAGACTGAGGACGCTCCAAAGAAAAAGAAGCCCAAAGAAGCAACCAACATGGAACAACTTGCCTCCCGCATGAACCCCCACGAGGGAGGCGGTGTTGAGCGAGAGGATTCGGCTGGTGAAGCCAAGCCTTTGAAGAAGGCCAATCCTAAAACGGCCATGCGTGAAGGAGGGGCACCAATGATTTGCGGTCTTTGTGGAGGCACTGAGCGTACAGGTTGCCAACTACCACAACATGGTGGTATGGATTTGCTCGCCTGTCCAACATTCCAGCCGCTCCGTTGAGGGCGGTGATAGCGTGAACGACCACTTCTATGTGTGTAGCAACGAACTGCTCAAATCATTGAACGATGGTCTTGACCTTCGCACTGCGGCGGCTGAATACATTCTTGCGTTTGAAAACCTTCACACCCTTCCTGCTGAGCCACTGTTCAAGTCGTTGAAAGCAACGGCTGAAATGGTGCTTAAAGCAGAAGAAGAAGAAAGCAATGTTGATGTGGAAAAGGATTACCACTTTCCCGAAGGTATCGGTTACATGTTTGCTTTGCAACACACGCACGGTGAGCCTACCAACCATGTATGGAAAGACGGCCTGCAATCCCCTTCCAATCCCAAAAACCGACATGCGGTGTGGCCTTACTATCAACCCAAAGACGGTGCCCATCCATATCAACGCCACCACTTCCCCTTTCACGAAGTCAATCACCCGCTTCTTCGTACCAACGCTGTGACAGGCACGCCTGCTTATGTGGAAATGCTACGCAATTGGGCATTGGGTGGCCACAGTGAAAAAGAAATGGAAATGGAAAAGAAGTTTTTTGATAAATTGGGTTCAAAACATCCGTTGGTCGGTGGGTATCAACAAGGAGAAGGAAAGAAGGTCAATATCATTGGTGATACCCGACCAAACGGCACACTTCTTCATCATCAACATGACCTGTACGAGCGAGATTATTTTCGCTGGTTAAAGCAAAACAGTAATCGGCAAGAAGCGTTGTTGGCTGAAGGTATGACCAATGCTGAAATGAAAGAGCAGTTACGCCGTGAGCATTTTGCTGACCGAGCCGCCATGTGGGAGGCTGACGATGAAAACAACATGGTTTTGGATGACAAATACGAAGAACACCCAACACGGCTTGGGCATCTCGGCTACATGCTTGGCCTTGAGTGGTTCAGTCCCGAAGAGCGTTCAGCAATCATAAATCACATTGACGAAAAAGGGCTTGACGACCACGATTTAATTGAACTGCCTAATGGTCAAAAGTTTCCTTCTGCTCGCCTCAAGTACAACGCACTCATGCGTATGACACCCGAAATGAATTGGGCAATTCGCCCTATGACCATGATGGGTCGTAACGCTCATTACCATCAAGAAAACAACGATAACGATTACACCAAAGGTGAAGAGGGTATGTTCCTTCAACAAGCGTTAGGTCGCCTTTCTCACGAACCAATGGAAGAGTTTGATGGTAGGTCAATTGCCAGCCATATCCATGAAGCCATACGAGACAATTACGGGGCTGATAAGCGAATGAAGTATTTGCCTCGCCTTAACATCCACAAAGAACCAATGAAAGAGTTGGCGTACGATGAACTGTTTAATGCTTCCCGCATTCATTTCAAGGGTAAAGCACGAGGTTTGGAAAAAGTAAGAATGTCCAAAGATGATTTGCTATATTTGGCCGGTTATGACCCTAAAACACGAGAGTTGCTTACTGACCATCCATTGTACGGTAAATTGGAAGAGCCAATTGTGGACGCTGGTATGCTTGACTACATTGAGGCAGTTGCAAAAACACAATCTTCACTTCATCGTCAAATTAAAGACATTCGTAACCATCGTGCCTTTTTTACCTCACCACACGGCCCACATCCCGATGAAGAAAAACCCGAATACTGGCAAGAACATCAAGACGGTTTCACATACGGGCCGGGTCATTTTTGGGCTTCACCATTCCAAAGCACGGGTGGTGCTGGAACTAATCTTGCTACATACCACGAAATCTTGAATGCTACTCACGCTAACGAAGAAGGTGTATCACCGTTTAATGAATTGACAGAAAGCCGAGACAATTACATTCAACCAAGTGAACTAAACAAAACGCTTGCTCATCACTTTATGCCCCTACGATTGCAAAGCATAGGGGAAGCGGGGCAAGAAGGAAAGTATGTCAAGTTCAAGTACAATTCAAGTGCAGAACACTTGCAAAATCTTCTGTCGCCGTTTGGCACTTCCCGAAAGCGACCCAATCGTGAAGGAACAACCAATAAAAACAATTACACTGAACACAAATCATCTCTTAATCCTCAATACGAATATGCTATACGACACCTTTCGGAAAATGAGTTAAAAAACAAGTTTGTAGGCCCATTTTTGCGTAGCATGGCGTTTCCACACACAGTGGTGCCTACACAGCATGTTGGTGGTCACACGGCTTACGGTTCTTCACCATCCGATGCTCGTAGTCACGCAAACGCCATTCTTGCACACAATATGGAAACACTCGGTGGGCGTATGAATCACCCACACTCACCAGCAAAAAAATCCTTTAGTAGTGCAAAAAATTGGGTGCGTGGTGATGAATCGGCCAGTGGAGGAATGACTCGTGACGAGTTTAAAGACTTCATGCGTTGGGGTGGACAAAGTGGCTTTTCGTTTGATTCAATGAAAAATAAAGTGCTTGAAAATCCATCTATGAATCATGCGTTGACGGCTATTACCCACGCATCAAAGATTCTTGGAACACAAAACCCAAAGGCCATTTTGGACTACTTGCACAACGAAGAAAATCACGATGAATTAAACAAGATATTGTTGGACAGACAACTTGGTGAGTTTGATAAATCAAAATTAAACGATGGGCTTGATACTGTGGTTGGGAACATGAATCAAGAGATTCAAACAGCCAAGAAAAACCAAAAGACAAAAACCACTATGGCGGCTGGTGAAGCCGATGCTGTAGCACGCTTTTTGCAATTTGGTGGCATGTTGCCAGCATCACAAAAAGAAGATGAACTGCTTGAGCAAGTGGAAATGCTCAATCAACGGTTAATTGAAGAGCAAGTCGCTGGTACTTCCCCCGAAGAACTTCTTCCAATGAAAGAACAGTTGCAACAAGCAACTCAACAATTGGAACAACTACAAGCACAAGCGGCTGTCAAAAAACCCACAACGCATTGGGAAAAAGACCAAAACCGACTTGAGCAACTTCACAAAGGGCATCGCCAAACCATCGCACAAGTAGCACGGGACATCATTCTTCCAAAATACCTTGAGCATGACCCGAATGCGTTTGACTCCAATGACCCCGCTACTTTCATTGCAAACCACCATCAATTGATGCGTGATGCTCAACGCTACATTGCATCTGTTCCTCATTCAGTACACGGTCTTACTACCAATAATTACGGTATTGATGAAACAGTCAAAGCCACTTCGCAAGGTGTACAAAACCCATTCCACAAAACGCTTGGAGAGCACCTTTCCACTGATGGAAAAATGATTGATGCTAACATGAGTGTTGATGAGGTGTTGAACATTCTTGGTATTGAAAAGACTGGTGTGGCAAAAGAAAAGGCAAGAGAACTTATTCAAGCCTCCGCTGATGCCAACACGCCGTTGTTTGCATCCACAGTAAAGGACATATTGCTTAGTGGCAAAATCCCCAACATTGATGCCATCAATCTTAACCAATTCAGTGATGAAGATTTGATAAACAAGCCCGAAGAAGAATTAACCGATGAAGAACGCTTCTTCCGTCATGCAAGAGAAAATGGCTATCATCAAGCATTGAACCACTTTCAACAACAAGCAAGTGGGCAAAGTGAATGGAAAGGACATCATTCACACGCTATTCCTCGTTACATGTCAAGGATGCTCAATCCTGCACAGTTTGAAATGTCCATGCTTTCGGCTGGCATTGGGAGCATTAGCGGTGATATTCACGATGCGGGTGGCTTAATGGGTAGTCAAAATAAAGCCATTAGCACACGAAAAACAAAAAACAATCTTGACACCATTGTGCATTTTGACCCTCGTGTGTTGGATGATGAAGAGGGCATTTTTACAGCAGGTGAAGATGTTTCTCAAACCGCAGGCTTTGGGCAACGACCTGTAGGGGCGGCAAGCCCTGTCAATACAGCCATCACCGACAACTTTGACAGTGGTGCGTGGCATCATGGGTTTGAATTGACTCCTACTCTTGGTGCTGAGTTTGACAGTGAAGGTAACATTCATGTTGGAAGCAATGTGGGGCCGGGTCTGTATCATAGTGTGCCCGAAGAACTCACGCAAATGGTTCATGGAAAAGATGTGTCCGATGTTGTGTATGCTAATGCTCCTCCACCAATGTACCCCAGTAACCCCCATCAAAGCATGAACATGGAAACGGGTGAAGCACCCAGTGAAAACATGACCACGATTGCGGCCAGTGAAATGACCGAACTGATTACTTCCCTGCTTGACCCCGATGTGTTGTTGTCCAAGAGTGACGATGCAAAGTGGAGTCCAGCAGTTCGTCCTATGCACCGTATCTTTGATTTAGCCGACCTTGAACACCTTCGTGGATTCAGCGGCTCGTGGGTAGTAAGCAAGTGGTATGATGGACAACGCATCATCATTGTTCGTAGTGACGATGAAATCACTGCGTATGATGAAAACGGGCGAAAGAAAGGACTACGCAAAGCCACCAAAGAGGCTCTTGACAAAATGAACGACAAGAATTACACACTTGACGGTATTCTCGGTGAAGAGGAATTGAACATTATTGACATCATCAATTACGATGACACCAATGTAGGTGAAATGCAATTGTTTGAACGGCTGAAAATCCTTCGCTCACAGTTTGATAGCCAAGAGCATGTGATTGTTCCCGGCCCACACGACACTCGCATGACCGATGACGAAGGGCTGGCTGATGCCGTAAAGAATCTCAAAGATGACCACGACAACATTTTGTTGCGTGATAACAAGTCCACCTACATGCGTGGAGAGCGTCGGCATCCAAAGTGGGTTGTATATCGTGACAGCCGAGATTTCAACTTCATCATTCTTGACCGACGAGGCACAGGCCCGTACACTTATCAGTTGGGTGCTGGCCCTATCCTTGAGGTTGAGGGTCTTGGCAACCGTGCTGTGGAACACAAGGGTGAACACTACATGGATGTAGGCACAGCCCACAATCAAAGTAAGGTGTTCAAGGTAGGAGACATTGTTCGTGCATCCATTACAGGTATCTCCAAGAAAAACCGTAGGAGCCGACCTGTGTACAATGTCCAAGTCAAAGAGTTGGAAGGTGACGGTGAGGGTGAAGGTGCCGCCAGCACGGAATCCCTTGACCTCATGACCAAATCATTTGCACCAATTCTTGTGCCTCACGATATTCAAATCCTTGATTCGGAGATTCAAATACTGCTGAAAGATGTTGATACGGTTATCTATAGTATGGAGGAAGTGGGCGATGTATGGTGTGTACATTCACCAAAAAGCACGATGGGTGATTTGACCAAGACCGATTACCCTGTGGTGCTGGCTGAAAGTCTCATGCCGTTTTGGTCATCGGTTGCCCCCTTAATGGTGAAAGGTGTTGTATCAAAGAAAGTTGAAGTGGACATGCCCAAGAAGCCAACAGAAGAGCAGATGGAAGAAGGTAGTGCAGGTATCATTGACGATGACGATGAAAACCGCTTGCTCAAACCAAACCAAACCAAGAAAGCATTGGAACTGATTACACGAGCGTTGGACAAAATCGCCAAAGAGCGTATGACATGGACTGGGCCAAAAGGGTTGGGTATTGATGTCGGTACGCCGCAAGAATCGCCTCGTGGCCCAACCCAACTTCGTCACGAGTCCACCTTGCCCGATTTTGATGGTGAGAAGAAAAACAACGATGAAACAAAAGAGAAGAAAAACGAGCGACTGAATCACATTCAAGTACAAACAGATGAAGGTGAAAATCTCTCTATAGACTACGACAATGACCAGCCATTGGTGTCTCGGACTTGACGAACCATTCATATAGCATAACAGGAAGTCGGATGTTTAATGCTGAGCATTCAACGACCAAGTGACGGTATCACTCTTCTCAAGAGTGGTAACGATTTGGTTGTTGCAGGTTACGCATCGGTTGAACTTGTGGACAAGCAAGGCGACCTCATTACTCGCTCCGCCCTAAAGGATGCCTTTGACGGTTTCATGAAGGGTGAGAAATACCGCAATGTGCAGTTGGCTCACTCCAACATTCAAGTTGGTGAAGTCATTGACTCGTACATTGATTCAAACGGACGCATGTGGAAATCCGAAGTGGATGACACAGGTATGTTCGTTGTTGTTAAACTCCGCAGTGACATTGAGAAGGCTCGTGAAGTAGCCGCTGAAATCCGCAAGGGTAACCTTCGTGGATTTTCCATTGGAGGACAAGCATTCAAGCGAGTGCGAAAGTCCGACATGGAAAAAGGCGACTACCAAGAAATTTCAAAGATGGAGTTGCATGAGGTGACGATTTGTGAAAAGGGCATCAATCCCGAAGCACAATTCCGAATTTTAAAGGAGGACACAAACATGACTGACGAAAACAGCGATTTGACCGAGATTATGTCACGCCTTGAAAGCCGACTGGATGCTATGGAGAAGGGGGAACTTCCTCCTCAACTTCGTGAGCACATGGAAGGTAAGAAGGGTAGTGACGAAGAAAAAGACGAAAAGAAAGAATCCGAAGAGAAAGAGGATGATGAAAAGATGTACGCAAAAGGCGAAGAATACAGCGATGTCATCTCAGCGGAATACTTGAGTTGGATGGAAGACACCCTCAAGTCTGCTGGTGTTGATACAATGGCCGCACGAAACCACTTTGATGCTCTTGAAAAGGCTCAACTTGGTGGATTTGACAACCCTGATGCCGTTGACGGTGCTGACTACTTTGCTGGTCAAGTTCGTGGCCGAGGACAGGAGAGCGGTTCTCCTTCCACCAACGCTATCAGTGCAATCACCACCAGTGGCGGTAAAACTCCTGCTGGCGCAATGGGGCCAGTCTCCGTTGCAAAGGGTTACCTCAACTCCGACAATGTGAGTGAGGCTGACCTTGAAGCCGCTTACGAAGTGTACAAAGCCGCCGCTTTGGAACAGCACTTCCGCAATGACCTTGAAGGCAACTTCGCCGCTCGTTTCAACAACGAGATGGAAGTTGCAAAGGCTGAGGCTGAGAAAGCCGCCTTTGACGCACGAGCACCACTTACGGAAATCGTGAAGTCCATTGAGGCTCTTTCCGAGCGCATTGACAACATCGGTGCAGGAGCAGGCACGACCATTCAAAAGTCGGATGCTTCCGCCGCTAACATTCCCTCAACGCAAGATTTGGCAAACATGGGGTGGGACGAAGTTCACGCCCTCGCACAACGCACATTGCGTGGAGAGTGAAACATACTGAGGTGAAAAGATATGGCAAGAGATTACATCCGAAACATTACTGACATGGAACGATACTACTACGGCGCAGGCAACGCTATGGGTTACTCCTACTCCGGTAGCGAGTTGCTCAAGGCTGACGCACCAATGTTGTCCACGACGGCTGGTACCTACCAAGCCATCTATGGACGCAAGGTGTGGAGCCAGTTGAACCAAGAGTTCAACGCCTTCTCCATCCTTCCAAAGCGACCGTGGGAACGAAGCGGCTGGCGTGTTATCACGGCTCGCCCTTCCTTCACTGTTGGTGGCGGTGTTGCTGAGAACGCAACCCTCCCCGACACCACCAAACCAACCTTCCAACACATCGCCGCTAAGCCAAAGACTGTGGTTCACACCTTTGACATGAGCGAAACTGCAATGTTCCTGTCCGACAAAGACGACGGACTTGGTGACATTCGTGCTATCTTGAAGGAAGAGATGGGTAAGCACCACGCTGAACACATCAACAAGATGATGACCACCGACAAGGCTACCGCCGCTGGTAACAACTTTGAGTCCCTTGACCGTGTTACCACTGGTGCCTCCGCTGGTACTGACGAAGACATTTACTCCATTGACCGCAGTGCAAACTCGTGGTCGCTGGCTGAGCACAACCAAAACAGTGGTACCGACCGCAACTTGTCCCTTGACCAACTGGACGACTTGTTCCAAAAGATTTGGACTCGTGGTGGTAACCCGAAGGTCATCCTTACGGGCTACGATACACTGATGCGCCTTCAACAACTCCTCCAAAGCCAACAGCGATTCATGGAAGAGAAGCGTGTCACTCCTACCTACAATGGTGTGAAGGGTGTGCCCGGTATTGAGGCTGGTTTCATCGTGGCTACCTACAACGGTGTCCCAATCATCCCATCTAAGGATGTGCAGACCGACACCTTGAGCCGCATGTATTTCCTTGATACGGACTATGTGTACTTCAGCACTGCAATTCCAACCCAATACTTTGAGAGCGGTATTGAAACCGGCGACCCATTCGCCATCAACCGCCTCGGCCAAGAGGGAATGTATCGTACTATGGGTGAACTGTGGACGACTTTCTTCGGTGGACACGGCTCAGTCCGTGACCTCAAGTGAGGGTTGAGAGATAACGAAAAATTTGAGGTGAAAAATTATGGCAAAAGAACTTGTTTTGACTGGAACTGCAACTGCGACCCTTGTTGGCGCATGGGAACTTCGTGCTGGTAGCATGGACACGACCGAATGGCTTGACGGTGCCGCTGATGTGGCATACCCCGGTGGTGGCCCCGGCACCTTCAACGCTTCCAACAGCGATGGTGCTAACGGCTACGATGCCGCTCCAAAGATGGCTCTCATCGCCCTCACGGATGCCGCTGACGCTGAAACCATCATCCTTACGGAAGGCACGACCGACACCCGCACTCCTACCATCCTCTCGGCATTCGTGACGAGCGGTGTGGCGGCGGCGGCTCAAACTCTTGGTTTGACCATCAGCGGTGGCACGGTTACCCTTGAGGCATCGGGCGCAAACACTGGAACGAGTCAACTGATGGTGCTTTACGACTGAGGTTGATTTGAATGCCCACAGTGACCTTTACTGGGCCTTTTTACGAGCGGAGGCGGCGAGATACTGCCGCTCCGTGGCTTCGTGGAGAGGTTGTTGAGGTTACTCAAGAGTGGTTGAACGAGTGGCGACACACGCTACCCGCCAAGCACTTCGTCATTGAAGGCGATGAAGGAGTCACCATTGATGGTGGCAATGACGGCATCCCCGACGAAGGTTGGTCACGAAAGGACATCCTTAAGTGGCTAACCGACAACGGAGTTAGCAAGGGTAGCGGGTATCTAACGAAAACCGCCGCTCTCGCTCTTGTTGATGAGCATTTGAATCCAACAGAAGAATGAGGTGAAAAATCATGGCATTTACAGCAGACACACGACCGACATCCGTAGGCAACCTTCACATGGTTACAGGCACCGTTGCAAACGGTGACACCAGTGCAGATTTGAGCGCACATTTCATTGAGGTGCTTTTTGTTTCGGTAGCAGCCATTGATGGGACAGCGGCCCCCGTTGTGACATCTATTGCTACTGATGGCACTACAGTGCATTTCGCTGACCCCGCAGTAGCGGCTGGTGGCAAATTGATTGCTCTTGGTTACCGTGCATGAGGTGATTCCTCATGGCGGTAAGTCCAACGGTGAAGGTGCTCGGCCCTTACTCCCCAAAGGAGTTTAGCGACATTAGTACGCTCAGTGCGTTGATTACCAGTGAAGCGGCATCGCTTTCGGGTAGTTTACTGATTTCAGCCGAACCCATTACAGTGCTTGGAAATGTCTTTGTAATCTTTACCACCACTCCTTGAGGTGGTTAAGTGGGCTTTGATGTTAGAAGCATTGACTTGAGCGACATTGTTCGTGCTGGTAAGCAAGACCGCAAGGCTGATTACGAGTACGGCGGTGAGGTGGTAAGCAATCCACAACGACCGCTTGAGGGCGTAACGCAATCTCAGCGCAACCGCAATCAAGAAATAGGTGACATCCTTAACATCGGTTCGGGTACACGCTGTAAGCACTGCGGGTTTCTCCACTTCCTGTGGAGAGCCACCTGTGGGGCTTGCGACAAACCGATGGAATACAACTTGGGACATCGTGACGAAAAGAAGAGGTTGTGAACATGAAAGTGTTAATCAAAGCAATGCGACCGCACCGACAAAAGGTGCTGACAGAAGACGGCGAAGAATTGCGTTTGCAACAATGGGCAAACAAAACTGCATCAGCCGCTCTTCGCACTGCTGGCGGAGAGGCCAGTGGAGAACAATTCACACAGGCTCGTGACGCTCTCATGCGTGAAGCAGTGGCTAATCCCCAAGAGCATGGCCTCAAGTTCATGGGCGAGCGTGTACCCTTTGAAGGTCAAACTTTGGAAGAGTCGCTGAGCGAACCCGATGTTGAGGGCGAGCAAGCAATGATTGACAATCAGTTCAATCAAGACCCTATGGATGACCCCGACTTCAAAGAAGACATGACTGAGGATGAATCATTTGAGTTGGCTGAAAAACTTGACCGTAAAATGCCTAACATCTTTGACGAGCAGGGCAAACTTCGCCAAACGCTTCCGCAGGAGGAAGAGGAGTTTGAACCCGATGCTGAGGCTGAACACCTCCGTCGCATCATGACCTCTCGTGATGTTGCTATGCGTGATGCTTGGAGCGTACTAAAGTCGTGAGGGGGTTTTGATGTATGCCAGTAGTCTTCAGTCCCGGTGAGCCGGAAACCCGGCCTCTTGACCCCACTGCTGTAGTGTACACCACCGCCCAAAAAGTCGCTGACCTGCTGGACATCGGCCCACAAGACGCTATCCTCATGAGTGCTGACGCTGACACGGATGCAGTGTACATCACAGGCAACGAGTTTCGTCAAGTGGGTTTCAGCATAGGCGATAAAATCCGTGTGTACAGTGATGCTGACCCCTTTGGTGAGGACGATTTGGAAATCACCGATGTCGGCAAAGGTGCAGGCGACAAATCAGCGCATGTCAAAATCACCTTCAGCGGGGCAACACTGACCGCCGCTGACTACCAAGTGGCTGACAACGGCTATGTGCAGAACAAAGCCTCGTTCACCAACGGGCGTGTTCGTGGTATGACCAAAGCAAAGGTGGAGCATGTCATCCTCAAGATGCAAGACCGCATTGACAACATGACTCGCAACGCATGGCGACCGTATTTGGTGGCCGCTGAGTACATCAATTTTGACACTTACAAGCCCTACCGCCGCCGTTATTATACGGATTATGTTGGTACCAGCCCTCTTTTGTTCCGAAATGTACAACAAATGCTTCGCATTGAATTGTGGCAAGGCGACGATTATCGTGAAATTTGCGGGGCTGAGGCTCGCATCAAGTTCAACGATGTGTCAAATCTTTCATCAGCAAACATTTACCTTTCACCCGGCAACGGCAGTGTGGCTACGCTTGCACAAGGCACAGGTACGGGCCAGTGGCGTGACGACTTTGATGCTACAACCGTGGCACAAAACCTTGCTGACCTCATCAACAAGGAGGACAGGGTGGACAAGGCGGCTGTGGCTTTTTCACCAGCATTTACTTTGGAAGGCTCCACTTCCAATGTCGCCGTTCACAACGAGTTCTTGGCATCAGCCAACAGCGATTACGGCACGGGTGTGGTGAAAGTCACTTCTATGCGCCCCGTCAAGGCTGGTGAGGTCTGTAGCATCGTTGTGGACAGCGATGACATTGAGGTTAGCCAAGTTCAGTCTGCCAGCACCACCGCATCGGGTGAATCGGCTGGCACGATTA